TATATCTTCAATGGGGTTAGATATATTGATAGATGAAGAAACTGCAGAAAACTTTGATTACTCATCAAGTATTGATTCTAATACATACAATAAAATTAAATTAACATTTGATAATGATAGTTCAGGTAAAAGAGATGTTTATATATCTCAAGATGGAAATAATATAAATAAATGGGGCATACTTCAGTATTTCGATACTCTCGAAGAAGGAGAGAATGGGAAGGCTAAAGCAGATGCCTTTTTATCTTTATATAACCAAAAAACTAAAACTCTTTCTATTAAAAATGCTTTTGGTGATGTTCGTGTAAGAGGTGGTTCTATGGTTATGGTACGTCTTAATCTTGGAGATGTTAAGCTTAATAATTTTATGATAGTTGAGAAATGTAAACATGAATTTAAAAATAATGAGCATTTCATGGAATTAAATTTACGAGGTGGTGTAGTTAATGCTTGATGCGAATGATCTTTTGGTTGGGATTAAAAGAGCGTCTATTGAGGCTATTGAGAATTCAAAACCTGTAAATTTAGTATTTGGTAAAGTAAGTAGTATTTCTCCTTTAATTGTAAATGTAGAAAACAAATTAAAACTAGAGAAAGAACAATTGTTATTACTTAAAACTCTAAGTAATTATACTGTTGAAGTTGAGATAGAGGAAGAAAAAAGACAAATGAAAATATACAATGCATTAAAATCTGGAGATGAAGTAATTCTTTTAAGAATGCAAGGGGGACAGAAATATTTAATTTTAGATAGGGTGGTTAAATGATTCCTAAATTTGATTTTAAAATTCCAGATAGTGTAGAAAATTATACAGAACCTAGTAAAACTTATAAAATGCACGTTGGTAAAGATTATATTAAAGGATATAACGATTTAATTGAAAGTGTTAAACAATCTGTGTTTAAAATACTAAATACCGAGAGATACAGCCATTATATTTATTCTAAAAATTATGGAGTGGAATTAGAAAATTTGATAGGTCAGCCAATTGCGTATGTTTGTCCAGAAATAGAAAGAAGAATTAAAGAAGCTCTTGTACAAGATGATAGAATTGTATCTGTAGATTCATTTTCTTTTGATGTTAAACGTAAAATTCTTTGTATAACTTTCACAGTGCATTGTATTTTTGGGGATTTTGAAGCTAGTAAAGAGGTGAATATTTAGTGTTTCAGGATATTAGTTATAAATCCATTTTAAAAAGAATGTTAGATAGAATACCGAATAATTTTGACAAAAGAGAAGGGTCTATTATTTACGATGCTCTTGCACCATGTGCAATGGAATTAATGAATATGTATATATCGCTTAATACAGTTTTGAAAGAAACCTTTGGAGATACTGCTTCAAGGGATTTTTTAATTTTACGAGCTAAGGAAAGAGGTTTATCTCCAGAATTAGCAACCCATGCAATTCTTAAAGCGTTGACTACGCCTAAAGATATTGATATTAAAATAGGATCAAGATTTTCTTTAGATGTTTTAAATTATGTTGTAACAGAAAAAATTAAAGATGGTGAATATAAAGTTAAATGTGAAAGTTTAGGGCGAGTTGGAAACAGTTATTATGGTGAAATGATATCGATTGATTATATTCGTGGGTTAGAAAAAATAGAAATTGTTGAACTATTAATACCAGGAGAAGATGAAGAAGATACAGAAGTTTTCAGAAAAAGATATTTGAATTCATTTGATTCTAAAGCTTTTGGTGGGAATGTTGCAGATTATTTAAATAAAACAAATATTATTGCTGGAGTAGGATGTACAAAAGTTACTCCTGTTTGGGATGGTGGGGGAACTGTAAAATTAACTATCTTAGATTCAGATTTTAATAAAGCAAGTCAAACATTAATAGAAACAGTACAAAGTATTATTGATCCTTCTATGGATGCTGCAGGTATTGGAATTGCTCCAATAGGTCACATAGTAACTGTTGACACTGTAGAAGAAGTTTCAATAAATATAAATGTTTCTATATTGTTTGATGAAGATTATACATTTGATAATATTGAAAGTACGATTAAAAGTATTTTATCAGAATATTTGTTGGAAATAAGAAAAGAGTGGCATAGCAAAACTACAAGTATAGTAAGGATTGCACAAATAGAGTCCAGGATATTATCTATAGAAGGTGTTATCGATATTTTAAATACTAAAATTAACGGAGATAAATCTAATTTTGTTTTAAGTGAGTTTCAAATACCTGTATTAGGAGATGTTGAGAATGAAGAACGTTGATTTAATTTCTTGGCTTCCTAAATATCTTCAGGAATATAAAGAGCTTGTTAAAATAATGGATGCAGAAAATCCAGAACTCGAACTCATATATAATGAAATAGAAGCTATCTTAAAGAATCAATTTATACTTAGTTGTGATGAAAAAGGCATAGCTAGATTTGAAAAATTATTAGGTATTGTTGCAGGAAAGAATGATAATTTATATGTAAGAATAACAAGAGTACTTAGTAGATGGAATGATTCTATACCCTATACACATAAAGGTTTAATTCAAAAGCTAAACATACTATGCGGTGAGGGTAATTATAATCTTAACTTTATTCATGATGAGTATAGATTGGAATTAGAGGTATATTTATTATACGGAAGCCAAATGCAAGAGTTAAAATACATGCTTTCCTATATGATACCAGCAAATATAATTATGGATTTAGAAGCTTTAAGAAGATCATATGTGAATACATATATAGGTGCTGGATTGAATAGACAAAAGAGTTTAAAAGTTAGTATCGGGACTTCAATAGAAGATTCAATTGAATCTTCTTTTTTTATTGGAACTGGTATCAGGAGAAACAAAAAAATAACTATACATTTTGATGGCGATTTAGATTTATGGATTAATCAAAAAGTAAATCTAGGAGTGGGAATTAAAAGATATAAACGACTTATTGTGCGTATCAAATCCTTAGCAAAAAAATCAATTGTAGGTCGATTTAGAATTGGAGAAATGAAGGTAGGTGAAATAAATGCAAATACATAGTTTTAAGTTACTTAGTGATAACGTAAGATTGATGCCTAAATTAATTTTTCGAGGTAAAAACATAGAAAATTTAGACCAATTTCCACGTGGGGGTATATCCGTATCTTGGACTGGAGATCCAGAGGTAGTAGATAATGGTGTAAAAACTGTACCTGGTACATATGGTATGTTTAACTATGCCATGAGCGGCTGGCAAGAATTTACAATGTGTTACACATTTAAGATACATGCCAAGGCGGAATGGAGAGGATTTTTAAATTTAGCTTGGGGGCGCTCTACAGTAGGTATGCGGATTGAGAACGGATCTGGAGATAGAGCACGTGAAACCTATTTGTGGGGTATCAACAATGATGACACAGCTATAGTATCAATAGTAGGTGGTCCACCTGGTTTTGTAACTGATGTTGATAAAATTTATAACTTAATTGTAGTCGTGTCAAAAACAGAGCCTGTGAAGATATATGTAAATGGTAATCAAACACATGAACTTATACAACCTGATGATAAAAAAGGGTTTAACGGTAATGGACATGCTAATATAGACACTCATGCTTTTAATAGGCGATTATCCGCTAATAGATCTGATGATAATGTAACACATTATGCTCTACGAGTTTGGGATAAGGCTTTAACATATGATCAGATAATGCAAGAGGTGTTAGCAGATGCCAAAGATTATGGCATTGATATTACAATACATAGATCTGTCGCAAATAAATTTAAGGTCAATGAATATAAAGTTGGGGAGTGAGATAATGAGCTACACAAAAACTGAGTGGATTGATAATGTTACTATAGTTGATGCTGCAAAACTTAATAAGATTGAGGATCAATTGGAGACTTTAGATACTCAAAAAGTGAGTAGGGATGGGAATAAAGGACTGTCCAGTAATGATTTTACAGATGCTTATAAAACTAAGCTTGATAATTTAGAGGATACGATATCAACTTCGACGGAAGATAAAGTCGACAAAGAGGATGGTAAGGGTCTCTCATCTAATGATTTTAGCGATGAATATAAGGTCAAAGTTGACTCGATTGCAAATGTGACAACAGACATAACAACAATCCAATCGACACTGGACACTAAAGTTGATAAAGACGGCAATAAGGTTTTATCCGATAATAATTTTACTAATGAGTTAAAGCAAAAAGTAGAGAGTATAGATGCTTTAAATACTACTTTAGATACTAAGGTAGATAAAGTTAACGGTAAAAGTTTATCATCTAATGATTTTACAACTGAGTATAAAAATAAGGTTGACTTAATAGATGGAATACAAACAAAGGTTGATAGACTAGAGAGAGCATCCGATGTAATAGAGATAACAGCGGTTGATGGTAATATTACGCTTGATACTAATAGAATCTATAGGACTACTATTAGTGAAGATACTACATTTGTTTTACCTGCAACAGTAGAAGATAATAAGTTTAACCAGATATTAGTACAAGCTAATATATCAGATGGAGTTAATATTGATTTTGGCACTGAGTACTATTTTGGCAGTGGGTATCAAGGAGATGCAGGTAATTATAATTTTATTTTTGAGCATAACGGCAGTGATTGGGTATATGGTGCTCTATACACAGGAGGTCAGTAATGGATAAAAAGAATGTGTTTTTCGAACACGTCTGTTTAACTAAAAAAAGTTATGGATTTTCAAGTGCTGTTATATCTGGTAAACAAATGAGATTTACCAAAGCCCAAATAGGTGATGGTGAAATACAAGATGGTATAGACATTACCGAATTAACAGAACTTATAAATTACAAAAAAAACGTTGATATATTAAATGTAAGAGGTGAAGGCAGTCAGGTTGTAGTAGATATAAAAATTAATTCTGCTAATATTACGGAAGCTTTTAAATTTAGGGAGATCGGGATATATGCCGAAATCGAGGGAGAAGAAATACTGTATGCTTATCTTAACTAAGGCAGTAAATTTGATTATTTAACACCTGCTGAAGATGGACAAGTATTCAATCAAAATTTACAGTTTATAATAGCTGTTGGTAGAGCTGAAAATGTAGAAGTTATATTTAATAATACAGATATTCCTGCTGGATCAATAACAATTGATATGTTGGATAATGAAGTTAAAACTTTTATTACAAGTAATGAACATAAAACTCAATCAGTTCTTAATGAAAACGGAATCCATGGTATTAGAATTGATGAGACTTCGAACAATTTACAATTTAAAAAAGATGATGCATGGCAAGATATATCGACAGGGCAGAATGCGGAGTCTTTGATAGATAATCATGTTAATACTAAGGTAAGCGATGAAAATGGCACGCATGGTATTACATATGACGAGGATGAAGAAACACTTAAAATTGTTAAGCAAAATGGTGAAATATCAAATTTTAAATTTGGGGTTGATCCAGATTTATTTATGGGCGATTTAGTATCAGGCTTAGACGAATGTTTAGAAAAGGTAGGTAGAACAAATGATTAATGCTAAAATGGAAAGTTTTAAAAGATTTTTTAACCAAGGTATATGGGGAAATGAAGAGTTAAATTACCTTAAGATTAAAGGTTTGATTAGTGATACAGATATAAAAGACATAGCTCTTAAACCTAGAACGATGACCCAAGATCCTAGAGTCGGAGGGTTACAATATGAATATGAGATATGGGATAAAACAAGCCCAATAAATGGAGTTAGTGCAGAGAAATTTATAAAAGATGCGGGGTTGGAACATGCAGACGAGATAGTTTTGGTTAAATTAGGTAATAGAATAATTGAAGTAAGTGATGTTGAAACATTAAGGATTAACCATAATATAAGTTTATCAGCCCAAGCTGAAGATGTAGCTGAATTATATACAATGCACTTAGAAGAGGTTAGAAACACACCATATGTAGATATTGAAGATGTTAAGACAGCTACAATATTTATGTCAGAACTTAAAAAACAAGATGAACTAATAGAGATGAAACAATTGTTATCTGATATAAAAGAGATTTTAAGTGAAAAATTAGAAAGTGGTGTTTAGATGAGTGTAAGTATTCGAGATGTATATTCTAAATTTGATGAGCTTAAAAAGTATATAGATATTGCATATATAGAGCTTAGGGAAAAAGCGGAGGATTGGGAAGTAGAGGGTACCGATATGATAGATATGATTAATAAATTACAGTCCGTGGAAATGTCACATGTATAATATACAAATTGGAATAAAGAATTTATCTCAATTATTGACAAAGGTACAAGATAAACTTAAAGAGCTATTAGATAATAAATGTATAGTTTATCCATTAAATGCATCTTTTAGGCAGCTTGTAAAATTAATACCAGATAATTTTAAAATCATCTTACCTATACAATTAAGTATACCGAGGATAGGACATACAGCAGTCCTTGTTAATGAGAATATATTATTTAGCGGCAGCAAAAATAATTTAACCTCTCAGCAATTGTATAGTATAAATTCAAATAGTTTTACAGCTAAGGCTAATTTAAATCCTGGTAAATATGAGCATGCTGGATGTAACGTAAATAATAATGTTCTGTTAAATGGCGGTTATCCTAACGGTGGTGCAATACAGCAATTATATAATATAATTTCAGATAGCTTTACCACTAAGGCTAATTTGAGTGGTACTACATATGATCATACATGTATAACTATTTATGATAAAAAA